AATCTGTATCAGAAGTATGACCTATTGTTGTACCATTAACAATTACATTATCAACTGTAAGTGTTGTAAGAGTTCCTAAACTTGTAATGTTTGATTGGGCTGCACCTGTTACTGTAGCTGCTGTACCCGAAGCATTTCCTGTTACATTACCTGTTAATGCTCCTGCAAAAGCTGTAGCAGTTAGTGTTCCTGAACTTGGATTATAAGTTAAGTTACCATCTGACTCTAAACCTAAGTTACCACCATCTACATCTCCACCTGCTGTAAATATAACAGCATTTTCTTCGTTTGTACTTTCATTGTCTGTTATAGTAACTGTAGTTGCAATAGCAGCAGTACCTGTAGTATCTTGGTTTAATGTTCCAACTGTAAAGTCTAATGTATTATCTGCATCTTGGTAAGCTACTGTAATACCTGATTCAGTATTAGAACCTACCATAGCACCTACAGTATCAGCAATAGTTTCAGCTAAAGTTGTTCCATTGATAGTTAGTGCATCAGTTTCTAAAGTACCATCTACATCTACATCTCCTGAGATATCTAAGTTTGTAAATACAGAAGTTCCAACAGCAGTAATCATGTCATTAAATGTTGCAGCACCTGCAGCAGACATATCAAGTGTTAAAGCTGTTATTGCAGAACCACCATCATCACCTTTGAATATAATATCTTTATCTTGAACACTAGATGTTATAACTGCATCACTAGAACTATTACTAATATCTAAAATAGATGTTCCACCTGATTTAAAGGTTACATTATTTCCAGCAGCATCAAGTATAATATCAGCCGCTGCATCTACAGTTAAATTATTTGCAGAAATAGTTAAATCAGTTCCGTCACCTTCTATTTTCTCTGAAGCTCCTCCAAATTGAATACCTACATTATTAGGTATAACAACATCAGCCGTAGCTGTTAGATTTATATTATTACCACTAATTGTAAGGTCTGTTCCGTCTCCTTCTATCTTCTCACCATCGTTACCAAAAGTAACACCGATGTCAGCAGGAATATTAATATCACCACCAGAACCAACACTAATTGAAATGTCTGTACCATCTGATTCTATCTTCTCATTTCCTGAACCATCAAGTACTAATCCTGTATTAGCTGCTAAAACAACATCAGCAGTTGCAGTAAGTTTAATATTATTACCTGTAATAGTTAGATCAGTTCCATCACCTTCTATCTTTTCGCCATCATCACCAAATGTTAATCCTATACTAGCAGGTATGTTTATATCAGCTCCTGATACAATATGTAAATCTGTACCATCACCATAGATATACTCACCACCTTTATCAAAGAAGTATAGTCTTCTATCATCAGCTATACGAACAACTTCATTACCATCGTATTGTTGAAATACTAAATCATCAGTATCTACACCAAGCTTAACAATCTGTACGCCTGAAGTACCATCCATATCTAAAGATAATTGAAGTGTTCCAGCATCTTTAAATTCTATATTACCACCTTCAGCATCTATTACAATATCATTACTAGAATCTAAAGTTATATCTGTGCCATCATTTGTTATTGAGTCTAGAGCAATACTTCCTACATTAGTTATGTTAGCATCACCAAAACTTGTATTACCTGCAACAGTTAATGTACCGGAGACATCTACATTACCATTGATATCAACAGTTGTGGCTGCTATTTGTATTTCTGTATCAGCTACTAAATCTAATTGACCATCAGCACTAGAATTAATATAAATAGCTGTATCTCTAAACTGTAATTTTTCTGTTGTTGTAAGTAACAAGTCATCTGAAAATTGAAAGTAATCTTCATCTTCCATCCATGTTAATACACCATCAGCAGTATTAGCATTAAAAGTTACAACAATATCTGTATCTGCATTTGTACCAAAACTTATAGCATTACTAAAAAGAGTAGATAAAGGACCACCATCACCTGTGGTTGAACCATCATGTGTATGTCCTGTACTTACATTAAAGGCTGCTAATAGTTGATTAAATTCATTATTAAATAAAGCTGCTGTTATTGTATCGCCATCTGCGAATGAGCTTTGTCGTGTATATACTGCCATTATCCTTGTCTCCCTGAAGGTCTATAACTGACATAGAGTCCGTTTATTGTATAAGGTGCTTTCCTATCATCACTAAATATCTTAAACAAATTACTAAATCCGCTTCCTGTTAATGTTGTTCTAACTAATGGTTGCTCTTGCGCACCAAAAATACTTGTTCCAAATAATGCATCAGAGTTTCCGAATATAGAGGGTTTTGATGCTACAATACTTGAGTCTGTTGGTTGTGTTCTATCTGTACTATCATAGTCAAATCTAGTTCTTACTGAAGGCTCACATGCACCTTCTGGAAATAAAGAAATCTTTACATATTCTAAAGTTTTTAAAGTTCCAAAATCTCCATAATCAAAATCAGGAGATTCATATATGGCTGATATATTTGTAGCAGTACCAGCAGGATTAAAATCACTTCCTGTATCATGGTTATAAACATACCCTTCTCTATCACCATGAAATGTATCTTCTAGTCCATTATAAAGAAATCCAGAGGTAACAGCAGGAGCTTGTATTCCTTCTATTTGTGACCACTCAAAACCTCTTGAAGTAAGTGTTCCTATAATTCCTTCTGAAGCTCCAGTTGCAGTTCCATCTTGACTATAATAACATCTATATTGAGATTTCTTTCTTAGTACTACACTACTAAATTCAAGATTATTTACATTGCTCATTATACTATCTATAACAGGCTGTATCTTTTTACTAATAACTCCTAATTCTATATCACCAATTCTTGCAGTACCGGCAACAGTTCTAAATCCATCCGGTGCTAAAAATATTAGATCACCACCAAATTCTTGAATTGTCTTACCATCTACACAGCCTACATTTTTTGTAACGGGTACTATTGCTATATTACTAGCGTCATTTATGTTTTGTAACTTATAAATTGAGTTTCTACAAAATATAAATAACTCATTACGGAAAGATTTAAGACCAACTACTTGATCATCTAGTACAATGCTACCTGAACCTGAAGATGTAAAGTCATCTATGTCACTTGTACCACTATAGAATATAGTATTTAAAGCTGTAGCAGCTCCAGCAACTACTAAGTGTTTATCATGTATAACACAAAATTTAGGATAATGTGTTCCACTAACTGTTATCTCTTTTGCAAAATAAGTTCTACCAGTTAATACTCCAGTACCTGTCATTTTAAAATAGAAAGGTTTAGCTCCAGAGCCTTCGTCAGTAACAATTAGTTCTCCATAAATACTATCACCTTCAAAGACTGCAAAGTGTGCTTTACTTTGAGAAGTTCTAGCTGCAGCACTTCTGCCAGTAAAAGTACTATAGTTATCTCCACTTCCAGATACACTTGCTCTATTTATTTGTAACCAACTATCTCCATCTAGGCTAAAATAAATATTAGTTCCTGAACAAGCTACAACACCATCTGCATAAACTTTTAAGCCTTCTATATCATTAGAGCTATTAGGTCTTGTACCATCTCCAAATTGACTATAGCCATTAATTCTTCTATAGCCTCCTTGTGTAGAGACTTCAAAGTTTACTAATTTTGTAGCAGTACCGGGAGTTTTTAAAAGTTCTAAAGTAGTAGAAGCTTTATCCAATCCACCCTGTAATGATACAGAATAGGGTTGTGCTGCTGCCATTAGAAGTATGTCCTATCATCTGTCATTCTTACTGGATCTGGATTAACAAGATTATTTTTCATATGCCTCATACCTTTTTTATAATCATCCATAGCAAAAGCTGCTTGTTGTAATTGTTCTTTAAATTGATGTACATAGTATCTTGTCTTTGCAGTTATTACTGGACCATATTGATCAGGTAATACCATTGCATCACTATGAGAAGAAAGAGCTGTTGGTGTTGAATAAGCATAAAAATGAACATTATATACTTTATCAGGTATAGGACTTAAACCAAACTTTCTATGATCAGGACTACGAAGAACATATCTAGGTTCTCCATATGCTTGTGT